GCCGATACACGGTAGGACACACGTGGATGCCTCTGTTGCCAGAAGCGTCCAAAACGAAGTTCTCCCGCTGGGTCGTACGCAGCAGTTGCACCTTGCCGCCAAATTGGTCAGGCAGCGGTACCATAGGAGCAGCACACGGATCCCTCATCATCCGAACAATGATGCCAACCAGCTCCGCCTCGCCTTTCGACGACGCGGTCTTAGACACCACCGTGGACTTTGCCAAATGCGCAACGGCGGATCCCCCGCGGGGGGCTCCGAGTGCGTTAAGGCGCTGAGTAATACGAGCGAGCTGCCCCTTGGCATTAGGCTTGCGTTTGGTCTTGGGCATGATGGACGGAAACAAAGAACTCGTTATGAACAAGAACTCTAGAATCCTGGCCCGGCCAGAACCCCGACACCATCGTGCGCGGGGGGGTCACCTGGGAAGAGCACCGCCGAGACCGTTTCCGCCTGTACGGTTCCAGACAGATTCAACGGACACGTCGCGATGTACTCCTCCCAAGCCACCTGTTCCGTGGGGCTAATTCCGTAGGCGCGTGCGTAGTCGATACGCGCCTGCGGCGTCACCTCCGCGGACCTCATCGGGAGCCTGGCTCGTCCTTCTACTGACAGCCTATACTCTCGGTCCCGATCGAGTCGGCCGACGCGGTACTGAGCGGTTCTGGCCAGTAACCACTCCGCGAAAGCCTGCTGGATGGGTACACCCTGGCTCATGGCTAGCTCGCTGAGAGCAATAGCGCGCATACGCTTCCCGCGAGACTCCTCGGATTCCTCCCAACCCGGCTGATGGGAGAATGCACCAAGGAATTTCTTGGGGTCGTACACGAGACGCCAACCATGAACTGTGCGGATCGGGTGGGCCTGGGTGAACGTGATACTCGGCAGGTCGTCCAAGTCACGAATCAACAGCACCTTCTCCAACTTGAGTTTGTACCCCAGACGTGCATACCAGCCTTGCACGCCCTTGAGCCATGTGTCTCCGTCCGATCCGTACTGCTCGAACAGAAGGCTAGCGATCAGAAGTACGATGACCACGGCCCCTACCGCTGTATCCAAGTCCCCAGAACAGATGTTGCCATCGATCAGGAACCAGAAAGCGCGGCCGGGGCCCCAGCCCTTCGACTTCCGTGCCAGCCGGAGAAGCCAGTCTACGACACGATCTCCGCCAAAC